TGGTATAGATTTAGCATTTTTTACAACTGGTACTATTTCATATATAATTATGAGATTATGTTTTAATATTTAAAATAGATTTAATCAGAATCAGTTTCTTCTGATTTACTAATATCATTACCTCTAATATTAGTAATTGGTCCAGACATATCAATCATTTTATCTAAATTATCTGGTAAAAAAGAAGTTTTATTTAAAAAGTCTTTTGTTGGAATTGGTAATGTTTGATCTATACCTAATTCTACAGCTAATAATTTAAAATATTTAATATATGGATGAGATTGAGGTAAGTTCTTCGCCATATTATTATTAAGGACCATTGATATTATTTCTTTATATTTTCCTGGATTAGATAAAATATCTTCTGGTTCTGGTATTGGTACATTTGATATTTTTACCAATTTCTTATATTCAGATAAAATATTTGCTGGTACAATTGAACTCATTTTTGCTTTATTATAACACCAGTTAGTTCTAAATTGATTCATTTTGTTAAGTTTTGCTCTTAGTTTTTCTTTTTTATCATCAGTATTATTAACAATCTCAGTCTTTAATTTTTTAATTAAAAAAGTATATTCATTATTTTGATGGGTTACTAATTCTAATGTATAATCTGGTTTAATAAATTTTTTAGATAAATCTTCTAAATTTAAGTTATTTGATTTTACCGCCACTTTAAACTTTTCTATTGCTGACTTGGAATTAAAACCATCCTTATCTCCTTCTATCTTTACACATGTTCTAATTAGATTATAAGCTATCTCTTCCGACATTTTATATTATTAAATTTATTAATATAATTATCCTTTAAATCTTTAAAAAGCTAATAAAATAATTAAAGAAGCAATCATATTATATCATAATGGTAAGAGATACTAAACTATATGATATGTTTGAAGTTAATTCAGATGCAAGTACATCACAAATTAAAAAATCATACAATAGATTATCAAAATTATGGCATCCAGATAGACATACAGATAATGAAAAGAAAAAAGAAGCTACCATTAAATTTCAAGAAATAAATCAAGCGAAAGATATTTTATTAGATGATGAAAAAAGAAGAGTATATGATGAAATTGGTATGGATATATTTACCCATAATCCTGATAATAATAATAATAATTCAGGTCAAGATCCATTTACTCATTTTGGAAATGTTTTTCCAGGAGGATTCCCATTTAATATGGGTGGAATGCCTGGATTTCATGGTATGCATGGTATGCATGGTATGCATGGTATGCCTGGTAATGTAGCTTCTAAAAAAATTATTGTTGAAGATATTGTTGAATTTGTTGAAGGTACCTTAGAACAAATTATTAATAAAGTATCAGTTCCACTTAATTATACACAAAAAGTTTCTTGTGTTAAATGTAATGAAGAAGGTACCAAAGATTTGTCAGTTCCTATTTGTAAAAATTGTAATGGTAAAGGAGTTGATATTAAAATAATTAGAATGGGTCCCATGATTCAACAAATTATGAGTACTTGTTCAATATGTGAAGGAAAAGGAAGTGTTGTTGATGAAACTAATAAATGCGATGATTGTAATGGTCAAGGCTATATCACTAGAAATAAGACAATTCAAGTACCATTATTACCAAATGTTTTATTTGGTCAAAATGCTATTTTTCAAGGAAAAGGACACCAATTAAAAAATCAAAAAACAAACCTAATAGTTAAAATTAAGGAATTACCACATAATGTATTTACAAGGTATAATGATGATTTATATATAGAAATGGAATTAAAATTATACCAGACATTATTTGGTTTTAATAAAATTATTAATCATTTAGATGGTCGTAAACTTCATATTAGTTGTTCAGGAAAAACAGATTTTAATATGATTCGTAAAATTAATAATGAAGGTATTATTAATCCACAAGGTAAAAAAGGTGACTTATATATTAAATTTATTCACTGTCTGCCTAATTTTAATAATTTACCATCAGATACTAAAAATCAATTAAAAGGATTACTTCAATCTTTTGATAAAACAGAAGTATTAAATGAAACTAATATTAATAAAGCAACTGATACAACAAAAACTATATGTGTTGATTTAAGACAAGACCAAACTAATAAAATATTATATTTACTTGATAATATTAAATATAATAAATCAAATCAACATAACAATCAACAAACTAATGTTTCAGAATCAAATGGAAATTCTGAAAATAATGGACCTCAATGTGTACATCAATAAATTATAAATTATATTTTGATTTACCAACCTCAGATCTACATATCGGACATTTATAATTATATTGTTTAAGATATGTTTCAATACAATTACTATGAAAAGTATGCAAACATTTTAATTCTATTATTGTTTCATCTTTATCCATTTTACACATACAAATGGTACAATCATTTTCATGAGCTGTTTCTAATTTTATTAAATTTAAATTTTTAAATTCTGAATCATCTAATGTTACTGTAACATTTTCAAATAAATTTGGATTTAATATTGGCATTTCTAATTCTGAAATAAATGTATTAAATATATTTATTAATGAATTATGTGAATTTAATTGACTATTATAATCATTATTCATAAAAGGATTATTTAAATTTATTACAGTATGTTCATTTGATAAAAATTCAATAGTAAAAAATGGAACATTTGTTTGATCATTCACATCAATGTCTTCATCTTCATTTTCATTTTCATTTTCATTTTCATTTTCATTTTCATTTTCATTTTCATTTTCATTTTCATTTTCATTTTCATTTATATAATATTCATTTTCATTTATATTATATTCATTTTCATTATCTTCGTTATTTTCATTTTCGTTATCTTCGGTATCTTCATTATTTTCATCAGTTTTATTTTCATCAGTTTTATTTTCATCAGTTTCATTTATAGTTATAATATTAACTTGAGTTATTTCATTCTCTAGAAAATGAGGAAATACTATTGAAATTTGTTCAATTGTATTTTCTTGAATATCAATACCATAAAATTTATAAAAGTCATATAAATATCGGTTAGTTGTTAAAGCATCATGCCCCAATTCAAATAGATAATATTTTAGTTCATTGATTATATCTGATTCACTTTCATAATTATCTTGTAGCAATATTCTAAATGCGAATAAATAAGAATAAAGTTCATTATTAGTATTTTCAGTATTATTAGTTAGATTTATACTAGTCATTATTAATAAGAGGTATATATATATTTAAATATTATTTCAATATTTAACACACTCCATAAACGAACTTTTTGTCAAATATTTTTTATAAAAAATATTGAATAATTCATATTAAAGCTTTATATTTAAAATCATATAATATGAATCTAGATATAATTATAAATAAATTTAATTTTAAATATTATAAAGGATTAAAACATCATTTGGATAAAACTCAGATTAAAGCTGAGTGGTTAAATAAACATATATCAGAACTTAGTACTAATATTAATAGTGAAAAATTATCGGAAACAACTACTCAAGTTCAAATAGAGAAAAAAAATATAAATTTATCTGAAACAGAAAATCATAAACATATTTTTTCAGATGAAGATTTATATAAAAAACCATGGATTAAATTAAATTCTATTCATAAAATTTTAAAAATTAAACAATTTGTAAATGATCTTAAATTTGATTCAGAAAAAGATAGAATAAATTTAAGAGAAGAATTAATTGAGTTAGTTAAAAATAAAATTTTAACAAAAAAAGAGAAAATAAAATATGATGAAATTAATGGAAAGATCATAGCGCTAACAAATTTACAGTATAAGAATGGTAAATATTTTTATTTAATTGAGTAAATATTGAATTAAATTTAGTTTAGAGATAATTTATTAAAATTATTAATAAATGTCATTTGGTAATTTAAATTTAATGTTAAATAAAACTATTGAAATTTTAGGATATAATCTTGAAAATAATAATTCAATAAACTTGTTAGAATTATCTGCATATAAAAATCAAATTTATAATGATTTACAAAATGAATTTGCAGAAGTTACAATTGATATTGTTGATGAAATATTTTCCAGATTATTTTCTTCAAACTATAAATTTATAAATACTATTAGTTTTAATAATGGAACAAATTGTTTCAGAGAATTTGAAGATAAATATCCAAATATTAAAGTTCCATCTAAATATAAAAAATTAGATAAACATTTTGAAAAACTTAAAAATTTACCTCAACCTGCCCAAAGATCAAAAGAATGGTATGATTATAGATATAATAGAATCACTGCATCTGATACTGCTGCTGCAATTGATTTAAATCCTTATGAACCGATTGAATCTTTTATTCTAAAAAAATGCGATCCTAACTTTCCATTTCAAGATAATGCTACTGTTTTTCATGGTAAAAAATATGAAGCTACTGCAACTATGATATACGAACATATTTATAATACACGAGTATTTGAATTTGGAGCTTTACCTTCAGAAAAATATACTATTCTAGGAGCTTCTCCTGATGGTATTAGTTCAAAATATACATTAGATAATAAATTTTCTGATAGACTTGGTACTATGTTAGAAATTAAATGTCCTGTAACTCGTGAAATTCATACACATGGTAAAATTATTGGAGATATTTGTCCATTTTATTATTATTGTCAAGTTCAACAACAACTTGCTTGTTGTGAATTAGAAGTTTGTGATTTTTGGCAATGTAAAATTTCTGAATATGAATCAAGAGATAAATATTTATATGATAATTGTAATTTATGTATAAATACAACTGGAAATACAGATATTAAAATGGATATTGATAATAGACTAAAAAAAGGTATTATATTAGAATTTTATCCTAAAAATTTTATACCTGAATTTGATGGAGATTTAGCTGAATGGAAATCTAAATATATAATGCCAAAACGTTTAGATATGGATGACTCACAATATAATAATTGGGTTATTAAAATGATGGATCAATATAAAATATTATATCCAGATATTGCAAAAGATTATTATTTTTATAGAATAATTTATTGGAAATTAGACTCTTCTCATAATGTATCCATTAATAGAGATGATAATTTTTTAGCTAATATTATTCCTATTATGGAAGATACTTGGAAACAAATTTTATATTATAGAAAACATCAAGATAAATTAAGTAAATTAAAACAAATTGTTCAAAAAAGA